TACTAATTTTTGAACTAAATTTTTGTAGTCTTATTAAAAGTTTGGTTACTGTTGCCATTTTTTTTATTTTATATTTTATATTATTGTTGTTGCATTTGTTGCTCTTCCATCATTTGTTGCTCTTCAGGCGACACACCTTCTTGGCCTTCCACCCCTCGTTGTTGACTCTGCTCCATTTGTTGTTGTTGTTGCTGCTGCTGCTGCTGAGCTTGCTGTTCTAGAGCTTGTTGTTGCTGTTGATTTTGCACATCTATTGGTACTGATACATTTTGTAACATACTCATAACCAATTGCTGCAATTCAGCAGGAACAGGGATATTGGCTTTTGCAAGATCAAAAACACCCTGTAAAATTATTTCTTTTTCTTTTGTCAAAGCTTGCTGTTGCGTCAATGCTGTATCAGCTTGCATCTTTGCTTGTATGCTAGCTTGTTGAGATTGAGAATTTTGTTCACTATTTTGCTGCGCTTTTTCTTGCTCTGTTTTTATATATCTCTTCTGTGCTTGTCTAAAATACAATTCACCTAATTCAACATTTTCTTTAGCCATTCTCATTGCCTTAAATGGATCTAAATACACTACTAATTGCGGATTTGATGCCATTGCCTGATTCATCATTACTTGCAAATTAGCAATTTCTTGAGCTTGAGGCAACATTCTAACAGTTGCAACAAAGTTCCTATCCTTTACATCTTCTTGTTTTAATAGATTACTATATTTTTTAGAACCATAAGTAACACTCTTATTTAACAAGCATGCGATTTTTTTGCAGCTTTCTTCCATTACATATATATATGCATCATACATATACTCGGTAGCATTATTAGCAAGAACTCTTGAAGCCTCAATGTTAGAAGCAGCAACTCTTGGCTGAGCCGCCTGATTCATTAAATTAGGATCTTCTCCTAACTCGTCTTTCAATACTTGATAATGAAATTGGTATAATTGAATTAACGCATTTAATTGAGGAGCAAATCCAGTATTAGCTAACTCAGTAATTGGTACAGGTATTCTATTACCCTCAGCATCTCTACCACGATAATAAAGTTTACCTGTTTGTTCCCAAATCTTTTGAACATCTAATGGCTTAACAGAATCACCCAAACCTAAATCAAGTTCTTGCATTGCATCAACGTCAATAGCCGCACCTGCTGGTACCATCTTAGCTACTAATTGCTGTATCTTCAATCTTGCTAAAATCATTTGTTCAATAGGCTCTTCAATTTTTTCCGGAACAGCTACGTTACGCATGTCATATGGATCATACATATAGAAGCTATAAGAAAATTCTGCATTACCTACTTCTTTTGGATCTTGTGGGCGAATCATATTTTTCTTAATACCCCACTTAATCATTTTTTGAGTAACTGGACAATATACACCTTCGTATATATTCCATTTTTTCTCTTCTAAATATTGTTGATTTTCATCTAATTTTTCAGGCTTACCTTTTCTAATAATAGTGCTACCATTTTTCTTTGTTTTGGTAACAGTATAACCATCAGAATCTAAAGTCTTAATTTCAAATTGCATCAAATCTATATTCCACTCATCATAAGGTCTTAACCAAGATACATTCCAATCCTGCATCCACTTAATCTTATCGGTTAATTGATATTCCTTACATGATTGCGCTAATTCAAATATATCTTCTTCACTTAAAATACCACCGGCTTGCTTACCATATCTAGCTCTTAATTCGCTGATTTTCATTGACAATATATGCCCTCTGTAAGTTGTATCTCTAAAATCAGGGAAATCGGAGTAAGAATAAATAGCATTTTCAGGGCGAATCCATTGAACATGAATTTCTCCTTCTTCATCCATCCAAGTATATGTACACACTAATCCAACCTCAGCTGAATCGTGTAATAATCTTTGTTTTAATACATCATTCCACCCATTAGCTTCAAGTACATTATTACAACCCAAGCTATATAAAATCTCTTCTGGCAAATGATTAAATTCTCCTATCCATTGATCTAATTCATCTTTATCTTCTGCAATAAATTGATCTTTTGGCAATAACTCCAGCCCAGATTGCTCTTGTAAATAAGCAAGATTTTCTTTATTTCTATAAATAAATTCTGCCTCATCAGCAGCTTGTTGTTTAAGCATTGCAGAAGTTGGATCTGTAGCAACTACACTTACTTTTTCACGCCTGCTCATCCAAGAACCAACTAATCTTGCTACAATTGTATTACCAATTATAATTGACTTCCAATTGATGTTTACGAAATTAGCTTTGCTATTCATTTCCAAACGATCCATAAACACACTCATGTCTATTTTACCGTTTGCTATTTGTCTATTTTTTCTAAATCTATTATTCCTTAACCAGAAATAAGTTTGATTTCCGTAAATTGTAGAATAGATGCTTTGTGCAACATTTTTACCATATGTATAATCTTTTTTAGAAGATACATCTGTAGTAATTTGAAACTTTTTTAGTGCCTCTCCATTACTATTTGCTGCTGATATGTATAACGGACTATCTGCCAATTTGATTGTATTTTATTGTCAAATATACTAAATATTAAGAATTTAGTAAAATTTTTAATTAATTAAAGATAGGAACATAACTTTTTACTAGCGGTTCTCTTTTTATTTGCTTCTGAATTGGCTCCATTAAACACACAATTAGCATCAAAAAAGATACCGTAATGTCATAATCAGTTCTGTTATTTGGATCAAATTTTTTGGCATCCTCAAGAAGGTTTTCATAGTCTATAGAATCAATATGAGATTCAAAATACATTATACCGACATCTGTTTGCTTTGTTAAGCTAAATGGTGTTGTTGGGAAACCTTTATGCCTATCTGCTGTTTCTCTTTTAGCTGGATCTATTGTTGACATTGGATATGAGCCCAAATAACCTACCCTACCTCTATCCCTAAAATAAGATAAGTAATCATCACTATTATGCTCGTACCATGCTTGATAACCATAATACTCCGCAGCCAAAAGCACTTGCTCATGCAATGTTTCTTTTATTTGCGGCCTTCCGTATAAATGCCCAATAGCCTTACCTGTTTGTTCTGGGTTTAGTAAATCATATCTTCTACCTATCCAAGCTGATGCTTTTGATCCATATTTACCACCCTGACTATTACTATATCCGTCAATTGCTATCGCACCATCATGTACTCTCCCAGGCTTTCTGGTTTTAACATCAAATGTATGTTTATTCTCTTCTCCTGGTTTTGGGAACTGGGTAATCACCCAATGAAAATCCTCCTCTTTTTCTGTAATATTTCTCCATCTGACTGTTTGGTCTAAATCTCTGTAAAACATAATATGCCTTTTCAATACAGGATTCTCTTTCAAATATTGCTCTCTTGCACCTATATTTATAACATTAAATATACACTTATCAGAATCTGTACTAAAAGCCTCGTCTATTGTCAATGGCTCTTTTCTAATACGAGCCGATAATGCTCTTTGGTTATTTTTAACAGTTTCTCTGTCTGCTAAAATCTGGTCTAACGTCTTTGCCTCATCTGGGAATCCAAAATCATCAAAGTTTCTCGTGCGCTTTGCTGACATAAAAAATCTGTAAAGCCCACTTGATGTTGTTCCGTTTTCTTGTCTTTTATCCTGATTACTTTCCTCCCATAACAATTTGAAAGCATCTTGAACGCCATCTTTTTCTGTAGTAAGTTTTTCAACAGTTGTCGTATAAAGAGCCTTACCAATGATATTTCCCTCATCATCAAGCAAACAATAACGCACAACCTCGTGTCTATCATAAACATTCACCTCAGTTGTTTTACCACACTCATCCGCTACATATCTGTGTAATTTTTGACCATCATAAGCTACTGTATCAGCCGACTGGAAGTCTATAACAGAACCCAACTCATCCTTATCAATGCTATCTTCTGCTTTCTTACCTCTTACGTTTGTTTTTTGGAACCTCATTTCTGACTTTGGATTAACCCCCAAAGACATATCATATTCTGGTCTAAAAAACTTAGGCAATCTTCTAAATGGATTTACAACTGTCTTAGCAAAGAATTTTTTAGCATCTGAACCTGTTTTAGATTGAATACCACCATTGGTCATTTTAGTTCTTGTAATATACTCTGAAACAAATAAACCAGCTACAAATGATTTACCAAAACGTCTTTTAGTTACTTCAAGCATCCCCATACACAATGGATCTTGAATACAATATTCCATAAAATAAAACTTCTCAAGGTCTGGCATCCTAAACTTAGGATAACCAATATCTATTGGCCACCATTGTAAATACAAATAATGCAAACCAGTTAAATATGTAGGCACACCATTGTTCATGTACCAAAACCCATTTAACCTTCTATCCCATTCTTGTTTTTTAAAATCTTCAAGTTTTTCATCATAAAACTCAACGTCATCATCTTTTTTCTTTTTGTCAAATTCATCCCATCTTTTCATCGTATCTTGATACCAATCTGGTAACAATATTCTTTTCCAATATTGCTCTGATTGAATTTCAGACCTTTTATATACACCCCTAAATTCTACTTTTCTTGTAATTATATTAAACACATAACCTTCTGGAGGCAAATTACATTTGAGCCCCTGAACATCAATAACACTTCCGCCTTCAATTTTTTCGTACATAATTAATATCTTTTACCTGCTAATTCACCAACCGCATCAGCCATATTTTCTGGTGAAAATGGTTTTCTAGCCACTTGAACCGAATCTTTCTTATCATCTTTAACTTCCTGATTTATACCAGCAAGCACCTCAAGAGCTTTAATAGATGAAGATATTGTGCCAGCATCTACCCAAATTTTTTGCAACCTTTCAAAAGTCTTAATTTTTGGATCGTCAATATCAATTGCCGTAAGACTTGTCTTATTCAATAGTTCAGCCATTTCATTAGCCTTTCTATTTAAAGCGTGATACAATTTACCTATACCATCTTGCTCGTAATAAGCATTTTTGCCTTGCAAATAAGATACTTGCCTTTCTAAATCTTTAATTTTATTTTCTAATTCTACTGACATTAATTTATTTTTTTAGCATCTGAAATACTATATCCAACTAATAAATCCCCATTATTAACTCTTTCTGTGTATTCATGCTCAACTGATATAACTTCATTTCTATCGTTGCCTTCTGGATAATATCTAAGTCTAATAATCTTACCTTCTGTTCCATCATCATTCTGATAAATAATTTCATAATCACTTGATATTACAGTTCCAACAACATTGCCTGTTAACTCACCACTTGTAACATAAATTTTATTTTTAATCAAAGATGGCTCAATTCCCTGCAAAAAACCTTTATATGGCTCAAAGACTCTCAAACCTGTAATAAAGTTATTTAAAGGGTTCCATGTGGAACCTTTTTCTGTTCTCCACATAAAACACTCTTCAATTGGTATTGAAAAATATTGAATATCAGAAGAGGCTTCAGCTGTTGGCCTTTGATAATTAAAAATCTTATAAGTATCATGTGTAGCATTGTGGTGTATTAATATCTCCGCCCCTTCAGGAATGTCTTTAGCATTAACAACTTCAGCATTAACTGGTTTCACATACCTCATATTAAAATTATCATACTGTCTTTCTAATTTTATTTTTGTACCATCCTTAAATGTATGACTATTTTTGCTTTCTAAATCAACTTTAATAATAACTCTATTTGCAGGAGATTTCAATTTCATAAAATAATTAATTTAATACAAATGTAAAGCTAATTTAATTAATTTAATTATTTTTTCAATAAAATTATAGCAAAAAAATTCGTATATTTGTTAAAACAATTTATAAACAATAAAATTAAAAAAGATGGCAAATCATTTATCGGTTTACATTTATCGTAGAAATCAATACGATTTATCAAACCCAGACGGAACACCTGCAACATTAGGTGTATTATTCTCTTTACCAACGGCTAACTTACAAGTTCAACCTTCTACGGTTGTTGCAAATGGCGTACAGATGCAGTCTTTAATACTTGTATATCCAAGTGGGTTAAATCAACCTGCTGAAAAATTATACACTAGCACAAATGTGGCTTCTTTAATTGAAGCTATCAATGGTAGTGGTGTTGTAACTACAACTACAAGTACAAGTAGCACAAGTACTACTACTACTTCTACATCTACAACTACAACAACAACAGCACCTTAAAATTTATTTTAAAAAAATTAAAAACATTACAAAATGGCAACAATAGCACAAGTTACAGCATATCAAAGAAATCAATATGCTTTATTAAACTCAGACGGAACTCCAGCAACATCTGGCATTGTATATGGCTTCCCTGTAGAGGGTTTTGTAGCTTACCCATGCCCTGCTAACACAGTAGCAAATGGCGTAACTATGAACTCAATAGTAGAAGTAGCTCCAACAGGATTAAATCAAACTCCTGTTTTCTTCTACACTACTGCAACTGTAGCTCAAATCAATACAGCATGTAACGCATAAACAGAACTTGTACGCATACCGTAAGACCTGCTTACAAGTCAACAAAAAGGCCCCTTATTTAGGGGCTTTTTTATTTTCTTTATGAACTGTTTTTAAGTTCTTGTAAATTCTCTTTGCATCTTCCAATGTCTTACCAGCACCAGCTGCCATAAACACTGATAATCTTCTTAGTTTTTTTGCTGCCTTGTTATTCATAAGTTAATTTTACCTGCCCTGGCCTCGATATAATTTTGGCTTGGGGCTGTGTTTGTTATAAGTTTTTTTAGCACTACCTGTTTTTCTTTTGCCAAATGTGATTTTTCGAGAATCTGATTTAACTTTTGCCATTATTTTCGTTATTTAAGATTAATTGATACGAAAATAAGCCATTTCCTTCATATTTCTTATTTACTGTATGCGAACCAAATGCTTCTTTTCTAAAATGCCTTAATTGGGCAGATATTGAAGCAGGAGGCTCGTTTAATAAATTAGATATTTCCGGCAATGTCCTAAACTTTCCATCTTGCATTAATTCAAATACTTTATGAAATTGCTTAGTAAGCCTTTTACCATCCCTTTCTTGATCGTAATCGGAACCGTTAAATATTAATTCTTGTTGCATAATTATTTATTTTTAAAATAATCTAAATCTAATTCCCCACCATCCATTTTATTGGGATGTACGAGTATGTCGTCATCGTAAAAGTTCCTAACCATACCGTTGTCGTATAGTATGACTTTCCAAACAGTGTTGACTTGACTTCCGTAGTCGAGCCAGGCGATTGCTTTTCCATATCCTAAAGGGGTTTGAACGTCTATTGGATTAATTAATTCGTGTATATACATTAGAATGGAGTTTCATCTTTTGAACTTGACAACAATTGAATAGAAGTTACTCTTGAATGTAATTGAGCAACCGTTTCTTTTGTCTTATCGTTCAAATAAGTTTTAGCTTCTGGCTTTCCTTCCATGTAAATCAAAGTGCCCTTTTTAAGATAGTTTGCTACGTTTAATTTGTCAGTCCAATAAGCACAAGATACCCATGTAGTTTTATCTACATCATCACCTTGTTGGTTTTTAAACTTTTCGCTGTAAGCCATTGAAAAATTAATCACTGTTTTACCGTTCACCGTGTTAACTACTGCATCTTGTCCTAATCTTCCGATTACTGAAATTCTGATCATTTTGTTTGTTTTTAATTATTAAAATATTACTTCTTCTCCGTTTTCATCTTTGTAAGGAAGCCATGATTGACTTGCTTCTTTTTTCTTCCAAAACTCATAGCCTTTATTATTTAAAAGCTCTTGAATAAAATCCCTTCCTTCTATAAAAAATCTCCTTCTTTCCCAAATATATTCAACAGACACAAAACCTTTTCTTCCTACACTTTTCTTCTTAATTTTCTTTGTATGAAATTCAGCCAATGGGTTGTTCACATCGGTTTGTGCAAATGGTCTATGATAAACTGTAATGTTATCCATTTTGTTATTCCACATTGCGCCATCATTCACATCAAACACATCTGGGCACTTGTAGTTCCCTGTTCTATCTCTCTCCATTAATTTAGGGTGGGCAATAATCCAAAAGTACACATCGTTTTTCTTAGCAAATCTTGAGAAATCAGCCAATAGTGTTTCCAAATACTTATCAGTTCTACCACCAAAACCTTTGTAATCATTAGTCATTTGGTTAAATGGATCTATACAACAGAAATCTACCTTTTCCTGTACTATCAACTCCAAAAACTTTTCTTTGATATACTGAGGTGTTGGAGAAAGCATTTCAGCACTTATGTAAAAAATGTGCTTTGAAATAAAATCATATGCCGCCTCGTAAACTTCATCAGAAGGCCTATTCGGATTAAATGGGGTACACTCACATCCCAAAAGCATCTCAACAAAGTCATGGAAATACTCTTCAGCAGGTGTATCTTCAGGTGAAAAAGTAGCAATCTTTTCTCCATAAACAATAATTCTACTCAATAACTGTGATTTCTGCCAAGCTGTTTTACCATAGTTACCAATACCAGTAAGCAATGTAATTTCACCTCTTTTTGGTTTGAATAGATAATCAAGCTCTTTTACTCCTACTCCCAAAACCTTGTCAAATCCATTTTGGTTAATCATCAATGCTTTATCCTTTACATCGATTCCATAAACCACATCTTCGATCCTATAATTTTCACCTTTTTCATCTACAAATTCCTTCTTTACATCGATCTCATAATTGGTTTCCTTGTTAACTAATTTTTCCTTCTGCATTATAGCTGAACCTGCAATAGCTCTATTTGCCCTATATCCGCTTTTTACGGCACTCTTCATCTCCGACATAGTAAAGTCATTACTCACTAAATATTCGGCCGAAATGAGGCTTAAAGCGGCCTCCTCGTTGATTCCAAACCTACAACAGGCTGATGCCAATTTAAAAATGTAAGTATTTCGCTCTCCAGTGACAAAAGCATCGTTTTTATTAGTTAGCCATTTTAGTATTCTACGAAAGTTTTCTGAATCATCTAAGTTTTCATTTTCAGCTACGGTTATTTTTTCAATCTTTTTAGCTTTGGTAAATACCACTGCATTTTCGTTGATGTAAATATCTGGATCAAAACTTTCGTAACAAACTCGGCTTACGTTTATCCCACTTTTGTCAATTTCTGGGAAAACTTCCTGAAGTGACTGGAAGTGTTCTCTATGCTTACTACCATCAGCTATTTTTACAAGAGCCTTTAAGCCATTACCAGATGGACTAACCCAACAGGCATAAACAAAATCATTTGAAATTATTTCGGTTTGCTTATCCCTTAATTCAGAAATGTCATCAAAATCAAGCACAATGAACCCACTATGCTCAACCAATTGCTCATCTTTTCTATCAGCTCCGAATTTACCGCTGAAACATACAGATGGAAGATTCAACTTCAATTTATTAGCTTTTTCCTTATCCAAAGCTAATCTAATGTCTAAAACTAAACTCTTACTTGCACCTAACTTAATTCGTTCAAGTGCTTTTTCTACAGTTATGAAATGTGGTTCCTTGCTAAAAATGTTTTTAAAAATAGTAACTTGCATCGTTTATTTGTTTAGTTGTTCAATCCTTTTTGAATAGTTTATGAAATCCTGGTTTTGGTGTAATGAATTGTTTTTTTGAATATTTTCTGGATTTGATTTGATATAAGTTTTTTTAAGATGTGGGAATGTGTTTTTAATCTTTGACTTCCAAACCTTAATTGGCTTACCGTACCCATCCTTCCAACCTGCATCAACCCAAGTCTGATATTTTGCCTTTAATGAAAATTCGTATTCTTCATAAACAGCATTTAAATCATTTTCAATCACATCCTTGCAATACAACAAAAATTCCTCCTGATTTGGTATATGTTCTTTATTATTCTTTATTCTTCTTAATTCTTCTAATTCTTCTTTAGATGTGTTCACTTGTTGTTCACCGGTTTTTCGTTGGCTTTTCACCGCTTTTTCATTCGCTGTTCTTTCGCTGTTCAATGGCTGTTCATCATCAATATCATAACCTTGATAACTATCATATTTACAAATAGTTATGATAGAATATAGGTTGTTCGCTTCTATATTTATTTGATCTAACTCTTCAAACTTTTTTAAAGCCCTATAAATCAATGAACCATCTAAGCCAAGCTCTTCTTCAGCCTTAAATCTACCAAATAACAATTGACCTCTTTTAATTTCAATTGTGCTAAAACCCTTACCAATTTTTAATGGTGCAAAAGCATCTTTATAGTTAGCTTTAATCAATAGCCATAACCAAATTTTTAAATGGTTAGGATTTGCGAAGCAATAACTATCAAGTATCTCCCTGTCTATTTTTATAAATGACATATAATTATTGCTTAATCGTTAGAAAAATCTGTTCCCAATACTTTGTTTATTTTTGCTAGATTATCATCTGTAAGGACAATAATTCTATGAATTAAAATACCATACAATGTTCCATATTTTATTTGTGTTTTTCTTGAAAGCCAAGCTAGTGGCCTTTCTTGTTGTTCTAATTCCAGCAAGATAAGATCTTTTACATTTTGTTTTTCCATAAAAAAATTTGATTAATACACAAAGTAAAGAAGTAATGTTTAATTAAAAAAATTTATTTTTTCACAAATATTTTTTAAAATTTATTTTGTAGTTTAATTAAATTAATTATCTTTGTAAAAAAATAAAATATGAAACCAATTATTTTAATAAACAACTGGAAGATAATGGGGAAGAGAACTATAGGTATAACTATATTCCCATTTATTATATTGAAGAAGTCTTATTTTGATAAACAGCCTAAAGAGCTTTTAGACGTTACAATAAACCATGAGAAGATTCATATAAGACAACAAGTAGAAATGTTGGTTATATTCTTTTATTTGTGGTATTTTATTGAATATTTTGTTAAAAATTTTAAATACACATTTAAAGAAGATGTATATCTAAATTTATCATTTGAAAGAGAATCTTATGAAAATGAATTAAATCAAGATTATTTAAAAAATAGAAAGTTTTGGTCTTTTATTAAATATATAATTAAATAATGGAGAATAGGGAATTAATATACGAAATGGCTAAGAGATTAGACATGGTAATAGAAGTAACAAAGAAAGGAGAATATATTGGTAAATATAAATTCATAAACAATAAACTACATAAATTAAATGAAACAGGAAACACAACAAACAATAACAAAGAAGTGCGCAACATGCAAGACAGAAAAACCAATAGCTGAATTTGCTAGAGATAATGATGCGTTATATGGAAGATATTATCAATGCAAACATTGTACTGTATTAGCAAATAGAGCATCTAAGCAAAAGAAAAAAGAAGGAATTATAATAGCATTTTAATATGGAAGCATATCAAACTAAAGCAATAAATATATATTTAAATTATTTTTTAAAAGACAGAGTAACAGACTTTGAAAATAGATTAATAAAAGCAAAGAAAGATGCTATGTCTTATACTCAAAATAAAATTGAATTATATAAAGATAATTCTGAAGAATTATTTTACTGGTCTAATGTTAAAAATGCAATTGAAAAAATATGAGAAACTCAACAATAATAGTAAAGAAAAAGCGTTGTATTAATTGTGGTAATATTGATTATCATTTTTCAAAGAAAATGTGCAAACAATGCGCTACTATAGCTTCTACTCAAAAAAGAATGGAAGAATTTGAAGATGATTCAGAAAGTTTCAATAATTTAGTTCAAGATTTAGATCATGTATTTAGTCAGTATTTAAGAAATAAATATGCTGATAAAAATGGAATTGTAGAATGTTATACATGTGGTGGTAAACACACTGTTGCTGAGATACAATGTGGGCATTTTATGGGTAGATCAAATTTAGGAACAAGGTGGATGGAATCAAATTGTAGGCCACAGTGTATGGAATGTAATTATTTCAAGACTGGTAATATTGAAGAGTTTGAAAATAAATTACACGATGAAAATGGAGCATTAGTTGAATATTTAAGAGAAACAGCTAGGCAAACAGTTAGACCAACAAGAGATGAATTAAAATCTTTGATTCTGGAATATAGAGCAAAGTTGAACCTTGTAAAAAAGAAATTTATAAAATAGGTTGTTGGTTTTTTATAGTAAATATGCCCCTGCATTTCTATGTGGGGGTACTATAAAAAAAACCCCTCATCGTAGAAACGAAAGGGGGAATAAACCGTTGTCATCTTATGAAACAGTGCAAATATACAAAATTTAATTAAATTTATTTTTTTAATTAAATTAATTAAATTAATTTTACAGAAAATATTAAAAAATGGCAAGAAGTATCAGTCCAGATTCAGTTTCAAGTAAGGTTGCTGAACTAAAATTAGGCGAACATTTACGCCTTGAAAATCCTTACACATCAGTAATGGTAATGGTTTCAAATTTAAAAAAGAAAGAAGCCCACAAAGACAAATTATTTAAAATTAAATATATTGATGAAGTTACAACAGTATCAAGAATAAAATAAACCAATATGCACATACAAACCGTTAGTTATACCAGAACATTTAATTTAGGTAATTATTCTTCTGAAAAAATTGGTGTTGAATTTGCTCTTAATCAAGGCGAATCGGCTAATAAAGCTCTTGATGTTGCAAGAGAATTAGTAGAACAATACCACGCTGAAAATGTAAAAAGATTAAAAGAGGTTTCTGAATTTTTAGGCGTTAGTTATGATAATACTACCTACGAAGAGGTAATTCCAACTCAATCTAAAAAAACATTGGCTGAAAAAACAAAAGACTTTATTGATGCTTGTAAAACAAAAGAAGAATTAAAGGCTTGGGAATTAATGAGCAAAAATAACCCGGAGCTGTTAGAACATTATAACAATAAACTTAAAACGCTGTAAATTATGAACTGGAATGAAACAAAAATCAGAGCAAGCTCTGTAGGGTATTTAATGACTGAACCTGTTACTAAAGCTGATAAAGAAGCTGGATTGCTTTCTAAGACAGCACAAAGACATTTACTTGATGTGTATGTTGATCAGAAGTATGGCCGTAAAAAAGACATACAAACTAAGCAAATGCGCAAAGGCAATGAGGTAGAAGATGAGGCAATTAGTTTTTTATGTAATTATGTTTGGGGCGATAAAAATAAGTATGTAAAAAATGAAGCTAGGTATCAAAATGATTTTATAGCCGGAACTCCAGATGTTATTGCAGTAGAAAGCGATGGTAGTTATATTTATGATGTTAAGTCAAGCTATGATTTATGGACATTTACTGGCAATATAGTTGACAAGATTGATAATTTATACTATTGGCAAATGCAATCTTATATGTGGCTTGTAGGTGCTAAAAAAGCATATGTTTCATTTTGTTTGATTGATACTCCATTTAATATTGTTGAGCAAGAAAAGAAATCTCTTCTTTATAAAATGAATGTAATTTCAGAAGAAAGTCCAGAGTATGTAAAAGAGGCTATGAAGCTTGAGTTTAATATGACATTTGGTGATATTCCTACTGCAGAAAGAATATTAATATTCCCAATTGAAAGAAACGAGGATGATATTACTAGAATCCAATATAAAGTAGAAAAAGCAAGAGAATATTTGCAAACAATAGAAGATTTACATACAAACTTTAATAAATGAGTGCTAACATAATAAGTGCTATACAGAATCTTAAAATGGCTCAAGAGCAATTTGAAGATTTTTGCAGACAATTCCCTAATACAAAAGGTGAAAGGTTATTTAAAATTTATGTTGGCAAAATAAACTGGATGTTTAAGGATATTGTTACCCATCCGTTCTTGACAGAAGCGGTAAGAGCTGGAATGAGAAAAGAAATCGAAAGTGATGTATTTGCTGTTCCTGCGATACTTGAAAAGGTAGCATTATTAACACCAGAACAAAGAGAAATTATTGAATCTACATTGGATGCAATGATAAATGGCGAAGAAGTAAAAATAGTTGACATTAACGAAATAAAACAATAAACATGGCAAAGAAAAAAACAGAATTACCAAAAGAAATACAAGTTTATACAGA